TTTATACAAATATATTGTTACAATCAGATTTTATAGTTGGTTTTCATCAATATTGTCATCAAATTCTTCTAACAATTCGTTCGCATCGGCTTCGGCATCTTCGGTTGTTTCTTGGTATTTAATTTTTATGCCTTGCCATTTGGCGTTTATACATTTTCCATATATACGATCCATATACTCGTGCAAATCTTTTGGACTGGGTCCTCGTCCACCATAGTTTGTCTCATACCAACGATTAAACTCATTATTCAGTTCATTCTTCTGGATAGTTCCGTTCTTTTCTCGCAGAATACAATCATTTGCAAACTCAGACAAGTAATCTTGACTTTTCCTATACTCATTGCTCTTCTCCATCACAATGTTGCAGTCTTTTACAATGCCATTCGTCTTGCACGCTCGGTCAATCAACATAGACAAGAATATTTCTTTCCAGCTATCAAACTTCTCATCAATAGACTTGTCCAATTTAAATTGATACGGTTTCTCTGGGTCATTGGCAACGGGGTTATCTGTAAACAGCGACTTGAATGGAACCGCACGAATACGTCGCCAAGTGCCGTGATCATTACTCTTAATTTCCATCAATACGTTACAAGTTACAACTAGTTTAAACTGTGGGACAAACGAAATTGTCTGCGGCATATATGGAGCACGACCTTGAATAGGATCCTTACCGCTAGTAAGTTGTTTCATAATACCTTCATTGATACGGTCACCCTTAGATGGTTCTTGCATAACCGCATAACGTTTTCCTTTTAACTGAACAATTTCCGGAGCAAGACCGCCAACCTTTCCGCGTCTATCTGTCACCAATGTAAGAGGAACATCGCCCTTGTATTCACCAAGTACAATTTCCATCAAATTCACCAACACTGATTTACCATTCTGACCGCCACCAATATACATATTAAATGTTTGATTGGTTGATGTGCCGAGCAATGTGGATGACAAATGATCCCACATATACTCGCATAGCTCGGTCTCAGGGAATAGCTTATTCATAAAATCGGTAATTTCGTCTACGATTGTCCGATGTCCAGTCGTATTCAATTTAACGTAATCAATATTCGTAGTCATTGAAATATAATCCTCTGGATAACCGTTTCGGAACACCTTTTCTTTAAAATCAAATACGCCGTTCTTGCAGCACAACAAATACGGGTTTGAATCCAATTTGTTGATGAACGAACCGTCGTAGAACAATTCCATCGCTTCTCGCATAATATTGTTCTTATCGTTCGTTTTAGACAACCGCTGACAAATGGAGAGGATGCGATGAGACATCACTTTGCTATAATCCTCTGCTTCTGCAATGGGTTCTCCATTATTCCGTTCAACTGGTTCGCTGCAAGTAAGACTTGCGGATTTGTTGCGATATACGTCACGGAGTGCAGTTGAGATAGAATGTCTGAGTGAAGTACCCATATCATTCTCTTGCCATCTATGATTTTTATAATGCAACCATCTCTTTGCTGCAACGCTGGTACACACATATTCGTGTTTGAACATTTGATGCAGCACACGTGCCAAATCAAAGTCCCCTGGGCCAGCAGCGTCTCGTTGCCCTGGTTTTCCGCCCACTTTTAGTGTTTCCTCTACAAAGTAATCAATGGAACTTAGGCGTACACGCTCAAATAGGTCGGGCGACTCGGTTTTAGACCAATGCATCAATGATAATTTGGTAACACCATTATGAATTCTGACTTCAAACTTGCGCCATTGCTCGCATAATTCTGGGATGGAACTAAATTGAAATGTGGGTGACTGTGCACTAAATACTAACCATACAATAAGCAGATTGTCGTTAGTATTTTTCAATGCCCATCCGACCTTTATCCATTTCGTATAAGAACCATCTCCGTAATAACTAATCGGCAATGTCATTGTGTAATAATACGCATCTTTCAGTTCATAATTCGTATTGCTCACTGTGTCAAGAAACTGCTTCATAGCAGCATCCAATTCATCCTTATTCTTTATACCAGACAAGTTGGAATTGCTTCCCGAAAAGAAGTCTACGTGTGAATGGTTTGCGTGTGATGCTCGTGGTGCTGCTGCCGCATTTGTTGCCCCACCAATACGATGGTTTCGTTTATATTCATCATATGCCGCCATAAACCCACTTTTCATAAATAACGACAGATTGTTGGGGTTACGTACAGATAACTCTCCAATATTTGCAACCACGTCATATCTAGTTAGCGGTATTTCTTCGCGCATAAATTCCCCATCCGTCTGGTCATAACTAACCTCGTATATAGTGGTCAATTTATAACGTTCGTGATTAGGTTTTCTAGAACCATACAATTGCCAACCCACTGTTCCGTCAGTAATGCCTTTATCAAATACGTCTTCCCAACTGTTTATTATTGGGAGCCCGTCCCAAGCCTCCGCTACCTTCGGCATAACTCGCTCGCGTAAAATTGCCTGCACCACGCGGTCAGCTTTTAACCCAATAATGATATGAATTCCGTCCTTGGTGCAATTCTTTTCACTCACACGATTTACGCTGGGCTTTTCTAGAATGAAAATTTTAAATTTGCTAGCATCGTCATATTGGAACATCTCCTTTAATTCTTCTAAATAGATGTGAACCATATCTTCAATGTGGTCTCTCGTATACTGTCGTTCGTCGGTTTCATAGTCGTGACGCAAGTCAATGTCAATCAATATCGGACCATCCTGATCTAATTGACGTTCAGTAAGATACTCTTTCTTGTTTGAAGCCAAGATATCTTTTGCATACAACTGTAAGAATGTCTGGTACTCGGTTTCTGGAATAGAATACGACCCACCATATATTTGACTGTCCTTGTCCCCTATACGAGTATTTGTAATAGGTCTATTATTCGTAGCGGGGTCGCCTTTCTTTATTAAATGTTTCATCATAAAGTCATTAAACCCTGCATACTTGGTAACCACATTTTGTGCTTGTTTACTACTAGATAAACTCGGACCAGTTGGTTCCATTGGACTTTTGATATATTGTGAAGACATTTTTATTACCTTTATATAAATCTATATTTACCACTAAATAGATTTATTACGATAATTGATGTTATTTGGATATTAGATACAACTATATTTGGCTGCATAATCAATTCAATTTTCCATATTTGCATTCTTTGGGTTATAATACATCAATAACTGGCTGCATAATTGCATTATAACTAATATATTATTTTCAACATTTTTACACCACATAACCGGACGTTTAATAAAATGCAATTAGTAGACGATTGTAATAATCTAGGCATTTATTATACAATGAAGCGTTACTTACGCGTCCTAACAGTAAATTTATGTCATGAATGTCCTGCCAAAAAAACTACTTTAATCAATAAATGGATTAAACATTTAACCAAAGTAAAGGGCGACGTATTATTTCTACAAGAAGTTGCTGCTTATAATTTAGAAAAACTAGCAACCGAGTTAGGTCTAAAAATTCTGAATATTAATAATTCAGAGGGCACGTGTGTATTAATCAATCCATACAAACTGTCTATTGTTGATAATAATGTAGTTACGTTAAAAACGGACAATTCTCCTATTTATATCGGTGGCTTGCATTTAGATGATATTCCGTCAGTCCCGCACCATATGAACAATATGACGTATAACTCTTCTGTGATTGTTCCGTTAAGTTACAGTTTAGACCAGGTTCTGAAACTATGTGCGAAACGACGAATGCCGAGAGTAAAGGCAGAAATGGAACAAGCAAAAAAGTACAAACGAGCAATTATAGCAGGTGATTTTAATGAGCCTTCCCATTTGGATTTAAATATAAATACCCCTGTTTCTAAAGAATTTGAAAAAAACAAGTTTGTAGATACATATCGGGATTTTCGTCCGCCATTTACTATAAATTATGACACTGGGTATACTTGGCCTGCCGGCGTATTGTATAAAACCGGTCCGCTTCAACGAATTGATATAATTTACACCAAAAATTTGAAAACCGTTGATTCTTATGTGTATGAAGGTGAAGGAGGCGCGAAATGGATAAGTGACCATAAAATGGTTGTTGCTGATTTGGAAGTGTAATAGACATAAACCATATAGAGGTTATGGTCGAATAAATATAATAAAATGAATAATCCATCCGCAAAAGATAGTGCATTGCCAATCCGTGTCCCAACGGAAACTACGGTTTCATTACAACGAATATATTATGAACCACATAATATGTTATTAAAGGGTGCACTTATGCGTGCCTTGTTACGCGATATGCGGTTAAATAACCGCAATAAGTAAACTATTTAGCATAAAGGGTAACTTGGAAACTTAACTAAAAAATTGAATGTAAAAATATTAGAAATAGTAATATATAGATTAAGTATACAATATGAAATTCTGTGATAAGTGCGACAACATGTATTACATCGGTATCAGTCCCGATGATACAAACAAATTAGTATATTATTGTCGGAACTGTAATTACGTCGATGAAACGCTAACAGATGAGGGTGTTTGTTTATTAAATACTCAATTGAACAGTGGTGAACAAGATTTCGTTACTGGCATAAACGAGTACACAAAACTTGACCCCACATTGCCTCGTCTATATAATACAAAGTGTCCGAATAAAGAATGTGAAACTAAAAATGGGGTCATTTATATGCGTTATGATAAAGATAAACTGAAATATTTATATATGTGCGTGGATTGCGATGCAACCTGGAAAACCGATGACAGGGTGTAATTTATATTATTATGGCTATTTTAGTATCAATGTTTTTATTGATTCAAAAAATTGAATGTTAGTAACCAGAATAACGATTTAGAAAAACTACTTTATCTATTTATATATTAGGACTTAACAAATGGAAGATGAAGACTATAACCCAGCGGATGAAGTGGTAGAGGAAGATAGTGACGACGATGCATCTGTTAACCAAACTGCTCGCAAACGAGGCAATGATAACAGCAGAGTAAATGCAAACGTCGATGATAATGCAGATGAAACAGAAGATGAAGATGACGATGACGACGAAGAAGATATGGATGATAATGATTTACTAAGTGAAACGAGTGAAACAGGCATATTTGCCAGACTGCAACCCGGCAATGAAGATGTTACGAATTTTGCAGATAGTGATGATGAAAGTGACGCCGGCGAGGACAATGGTTATTTACAAAAATTTGATGCTGCTACTAGACAAAATATTCTATCCGAATTCCACCCCGAATTGCAGTCGCATAATTACGACGAAATCGCAAATATGTGTGTTATTGTTAGGGACGCAAATGGCACACCAATTGACCCATTGCATAGAACTATTCCAATATTAACGCGTTACGAGAAGGCGCGAGTACTTGGAGAACGTGCAAAACAAATAAATTCAGGTGCAAAACCATTTGTCACAATAGACGATGCAGTGATCGACGGATATTTAATTGCATTGAAGGAATTAGAAGAAAAAAAGATGCCTTTTATAATTAAACGACCTATGCCAAATGGTGGGTGTGAATATTGGAAATTGAGTGACTTGGAGATATTAATCTAAATTGATATAGAAACAAAAATGTATATTTTTTATCGTATATGAAACATTCTAGACCAATACACTGTTCATTTTGTTTAGAAGAAGGACACCATATACATAGGTGTAAAGACACGTCTATTTCATTATTAAATGAAGAAATAGAGGAAATTGCGGCAATGGATTGGAGATTAGATCTAGGTTCTGGATTTATTCGGAATAAACTATCTACACTTACACTGCCTGAACTAAAAGTACTTGGTTATAGACACACTGTGCCAAATATGAGTAAAATTAACGATGATGCTCTTATTACAGAATTAAGTGCCATTTTTTTAGAGAATACAAATACTCATCGCTACATTATTGAAAATATGAACCACAGCGAACTAGATTATTTTGCGGAAAAGGTGCATCAGTATACAGTATCGTGTAACTCAGAGGAAGAGATGCACGTTGATGATATTCGTGAAATATTATATGATAATACCGATGACGATGCAAATAAAAATGATGAAATTACATTGCTTCCTATTAATATATCAATGGATACAGAGTTTATGCAGCCATTTGCAACTGCATTAAGTCTAGGCTTGAATTTTGTATATATGTCTTATTATGGTTTTGTTTGGGCGAGTATTCTTTATGTGTGGTATATTGCAGCAACGCAAAACTAATTTAAGATTTCCAGTTCTTACCACAATCCAAACACGTTACGAAAATAGTCGCCGGTTCATCCGCACTTCGTGTTTGCAACTCATAATAAGTGCAACGTTTTGATTTGCACTTTTTACAAGTAAACATATCAGTGGATGCTTTAATATTGGTAACAAACTTGGTTGCATCTCGCTTGATTTTTTGCTCAATTAAGAGTTTCCAATGGTTTGGGTTCATTTCCTGATGGGTCATTGATGCAAACGTCTGCGGCAAGAGTTCTTTTGATCTTAACATTGCGAGTATATCCTCATTTTTTAAATTAATGTATATGGTGCGTAATCTATCCAAATAAACCTGTACAAATGCAGGATTTTCCCACTTTTTTATAAGTTTTTTGCTCGTGGCTTCTTTCAGTGAATAGTTAAATACTCCCTTTTCTAGGTTAATTGCCGTTACATTATTGCCAATAATACCAGCGAACTTGTCACAAATATTAGCACGAAACCGCTCAGCATTTGTAATGATACTCATCCTAATCCTATGTGATTTATAAATTGAATTAATAACTAATGTTTAATTCAATTTTTCAGGTTTCACACTTGTTGTGTTTGTTCCTTTTCGGACAAACAGCCTTTTGGGCGAAGCGCAATATTCCCATTTAATATTTCTAAGTAACACTTGCATACTGGAATGCATAAAAACACACCGATGGCGGATGATATTGCTATTGCAACACCAGTCCCAAATGTCATTCTTTACTAATTGGTGTATCTATATTTCTATATTGATTATTCAATTACATACTCCTCCTCGCATAACTCATTCGTGCAATCTAGTTCAGTTTCTTGTACAACAAAGACACTTGTCGGTACGGATACTTTGGGTTTATTCTTCAACTTAATAACCGGCTTCTTGACTGATTTTGTAACCTTGCGCTTTTTCTTTTTGGGTGCATCATCCTCGTCGTCATCATAATCCTCGTCGTCATCTTCGTCTTCATCCTCGTCATCGTCGTCTTCCACAATAAATCCGTCTTTTACATATCCACTTTTTGTTCTAGGTAAACCATCATCCTCATCGCTTTCACTTTCGTCTTCGCTATTCAAATCCTCAAAACCTCCATATAGTTTATCATAAATTGCTGACCATTCAGTTGACGTGAGGTTTGATAGAACATCACCCACTCTATTTAAGATTATGCAACTACCAAAAAATAATGTATTATCAATTGGCGGCGGGAACTCGTACTTATTTTCTTGGTTTGCGCGACCATCGGTCTTTCCATACACTTGAATATTATAATTCTTACGATTTACGTTATCGACTGACCACGTGGCGTGAAGTGCAAATCCATCCGACGTACGAAACCCTGCCTTTTTATATAAATCTTCCTCCGCAAACTGCTTCACTGTGGTTTCCTTAATATTTCCATCCTTTTGAACAATTAGATAAGTAGTCATCGGTTCTTATTTTACTATCCCGAAATATTTTTTATATCATTTTATAATTACACCTATTCTTTCACGTTCGGCTATACAAAATTCTATATGCGCAAATGTTATACAGAAAATGGTAGTAGACATATTATACTTTATTTTAAAAATTATCGTATTTATTATCATAATATATGGCGTGCAATATGCGTGGGATATAGTAAAAGATACATATACGAAACCCAAAACCAAAGATTTAGTAAATTCGCAGCTCAAAAAATATAAGGAAATGTTCGGAGATGTCTACCAAGAAACTAGCGAAGATATCGTACAATCAGAAACATTATTTCAAACAGAAGACGATAAACAACAGATGAATGATGAGTTGTCACAATTTATGAACGGACAGATTAATGCATTTGTATAAATCATATAGAGACAAACGAGTAAGAATATATAATGGAACAACTTTCACCGCAGATTAAATATGCTCTTGCGCGGTTTCCGCGTTTCGAACTTTCGTATGAAACGATTTCACATACGAAAGTTTATAGTACATATGATATTGGAATGGCTATACCACACGGCAAAAAAGGTTACTTATGGTTTACCTTCGATAAATATCACGATGTATGTTACTTATTTGAAATAAATCGTGAAAAGAAAATTGTGAAGGGTAGTCGGATGAATGTCGGGTTTGATCGTAGTTTAGCACTTGGTACTGTATTATATGGAACACTTATTGCGGATGAGAGTGGGGCAACTACCGCATTTATTATTGAAGATGTTACATTTTATAGAGGCATTCCACTAGACACTGCACGGCAAATTGATAAATTATGTATATTACACAAATTATTTACCAATTTCACTGAACCCAACACAAATAATATACGCATTATGCTGCCTGTTATGTGGCAAACTAAATTCACGGATGCCGACATTGCATACCCCGATTATCTACCAGATACCCCGCCCTACAATGTGCACCATATTCAATACAGATCTTCTACTGAGAAAATGCCCTTTGTCAATGTATTTGTTGCAAGAAAGGGGGTTGTTGCACCTTTGCTTGTCCAGCCAATTATTGCCATTAGAACACAACCTGAATATGTTCCCATTCGACCGGTTTTTACGAAACCACAATACAAATATCCAGCCATTTTTCACGTAACAGCCGACCTCCAATTTGATATTTATCACTTGTTTGCATTCGGAAAGAACAATCAGCGGGTCTATTATAATATCGCATATATTCCAAATTACAAAACGAGTGTATTTATGAATAGTCTGTTTAGAAACATTCGTGAAAATAAGAACCTAGATTACATTGAAGAAAGCGACGATGAAGACGACTTTCAAAATATGAACGAAGATAAATATGTTGATATGAAGAAAACTGTTTTAATTGAATGCATATTTGATAGAAAGTTTAAAAAATGGACACCTGTTCAAGTTGTAGATAAACGATCAAAGGTTGTACATATTTCACAATTATAATGTAGCATTTACAAACTCGTCAGTCATTCTGCCCCGCCGCTTTGTGATTATAATACGCTTAATCCTGTTCGTGCCATCGTCACTTTCAATATTTATGTGATTTACATTCCATTTATCTAAGTTGGCGTTAGGCGCAATTCCATTGTTTTTTATACTTTCACGCATTTCAAATACTTCTTTGTTTTTCTTTCGTATTGCAGTACCAATCGACTGCTTCATTCGTTCCGCCATCACTCTCTCTCTTAATTTGTCCTGCATTTCTCTAATGTATTCACCTGATTGAGCCAGTCTACATTTCATATCTTCTTTTAATGTGTTTTTCTTATCTATGAGTGTGGGGTCGATGATTGCATTCATAAGTCGCAATTCGCGTCGTCGTTTGAGTTCGTCATTATGTGCGCGTATTTGTTGCTGCCGCTTTGTGCGTTCATTATGCATTGCATTACGATATTCATCTACACTAAATTCACAGTTATCGTCATCATTTATATTTAACATTTTTTGTATAATGTCGCCACCTTTATGTGTTTGTTTAATAAATTCCTTGGATTGATATTCTATTGGCGGGTTCTCCATTGTGTATATTATATAATCTACTGAGATTATATAAAATGTCTGGAAACGGTTCTATGTTTAGCGAGTTCAAGCCTGATGCAGTGTTGCCATCCCCAGTAACTACTGCTACTTCCGGTGGTGAGGTTCTCAATGCAATGAAGAGTACGGCTCTTCCCCCAATGACTGGTGGTAAAAAGTCTAAGCGTTCCAAGAAGTCTAGACGTGCTAAGCACGCGCGCAAAACTCATAAAAAAACTAGACATAATAAGCATCACCGAAAATAAGTTGCTAGTCGTCAAATTGTATATCAATTAAACATTTTCCCTTATCCGTCCCCTTGATAGGTGCCTGATCAGGGGTTTTACCCGTTTCGTCGTCCGAACATTCTTCTACTGCCTCTGCCTCGGAATTTTTCGGTTCATATACCCGTTTCCACGTTTGATCCGTTGTCCAATCTAATGACATTCCTTTGTAACTCTGCGAATCTATTTGCCGAATACGATAATTGCACTTTTTATAAAACCGCCTGCGTTGTGCCCATTGATTTTGAAAGATGTCGTGTTTATCTACAATATCCACTACAATCGGGTTTGCGTGTTTTACTCGCAAAATACGACCAATTGACTGCGTAATATCCGTCTTTGGAGTGACCATAATTAACGACGACAGTGTTTTAATATCTAATGCCTCCGCTGCCATTGCATATGTAGCCAACACAATTTGTTTTTGTTCAGTTTCTTGTAGATTTTGTTGCTTCATTCCGCCTACATAATAGCCAACGCTCGCTAAACCTCTATGTGAGATGCCTTCGTACAAGTAAGTCAGCAGCGAACGGTTGTGACACAATATCATTATCTGTTTGTCGCAATCCTCGTTTAGTAAATCGCCAACTACCTTTATTATAAAATCGCTGCGAGGACCATAACTACATAACTTGGTTATCATTGTACTATATTTTGGATTGCCACGAAAATCTCTGTCAACTTCATTAAACTCAGCATCGTTTGCTACATATTGAATTGCACGAACCGTTACTAGGTCATCATTTTTACGGTCTTCACTATAAATCATATCACCAATAAACATATATAGCACCTTCGTTAATTTATCTTTTCGTTCTACGGTTGCCGAGATGCCAAGCATATATGGCGTGATGGTTTTAAACAGGGTTCGTGAAAACTGCTCACTGCCGATACGATGAACTTCGTCAATGATTGTTAGACCAAACTGCGCGAATGCGTCTGGATGAAACTCCTTGTCATATAACGTCTGCACCATTCCAATGACAATGTCTTTGCCTTCAATATCAAATACCTGACCTTGTATTTTGCCCACACTTGCCCCTGGCAAGAATTCGGCTATGCGTTCTATCCATTGGTTCATTAGGAATTCTTTGTGCACGATAATCATTGTCTTTTTTTTTAGATTTGATATAATTTTTAAAGCCATAACGGTTTTGCCCGCGCCGCAGGGAACTTGCAGTATGCCACCCGAGCCCACAAGCTCCGATCCGCTGCATATTGGTGTGTTTACATATTTTGTATAAACCCCAATAATTTTTTCTTGATAATCACGCAACGGTTTAGAAAACGTCACGTTAATGTCAGCCCCTTGTGCTATTTCTGAGCGATTAGGCAGACCATAACGTTGAATTCCGTAAAATCGCGGAAGATAGAATTTATTCGCATTTTCACGAAATACAGGGAACGCACTCTCCTCGTCCGATGGATTACCAAAATTCGCACCGATTACCTCTGGCTTTACAAAGAGTTCCTTGCGTAAATATTCTTCATCTTCTTTTAATAACAATGATTTCGGTATAGTATATCCTTTTTTACCGAGATAGGACGCATTACATATTTGTGTTTTATACTCGTCAGTCAATCTAAATGTCGGCTGAGTTTCTTTCTTTTTATTTGGTTTAAATTTGGAAAACCGGTTCATCGTTGGCTAATGATATTCTATACTAACAGAACATAGTATTTAGGATATTTCAATTTTGTCAATATAGTTTGTTCGTCTGAAAAATATAATACTATCTTATACTATAAATGAACGTTCCGTCAGCTTTAAAGTCATTATCTAACTTGGAGATTTCCGCACTCGTTGTTTTTGCATTTTATCTTGCGATGCCCATTCATATGCCCGCTTCCGTGGCAAATATGATTGATTCGCCACTTGGAATGGTGAGCATTTTTCTCATCACCATCTACCTGTTTTTGTACTCTAACCCCATTTTAGCCATTTTGTATGTATTTGTTGCATATGAGATGCTTCGTCGGTCAAGCAATATCACGGGTCGCACTGACTTGGTTCGTTATACTCCCAGTCAGATTAAGAAGGACGCACAGATGACTGCGATGAACCCTACCAAGAAAACCACGCTAGAAGAGGAAATCGTGGGACAGATGGCTCCCATTGGACAGAGCGACATTAGCATGTACACTACCAGTTCGTTTAAGCCCGTTGCGGAAAAGATTGGATCTGCATCTATGTACTAAATTAAAATTATATAATTAGTGATCATCGTCATTATATAATTATTTACAACATTGTTACTTTGGGGCACCAAATATTCCAAACGTTAATACTGCACCAAATGCTGATAAGATCTTGTCAAATGAAGGAAACTCGTATTCAGCATCAGGCTTGTATATATTTCTTATATCACCCACCTTCATATACGTAGTATCATTCTTTCTTATATTTAATATCCACATAGATGCAACAATAATGTATAAGAATGAAAAGCCGAAACTCAATGAAACCGTATTTTCAGTTGAAAATCCCGAAATGATCAACGAAAAACTGATTATGCCAAATACCACGATTAATGCAAAATCCAATGCACGCATATATCCTAAAAAGGCGTTCTCTCGGTCACTAACAATGGGGTCGATAAGCGTTATAGTACGTTGAAGTACTGTGTATTTATATATTCCAGGTACAAATGCAACTAAGCCAATTGAAACTATTACAAAAATTGCAAACATCGTCATCGTTTGCATTGCCGACCGTGCATCTTGCTCTGATCCAGATGCACTGTTTATCGGTATATTATATGTATCAATCTTATCAGCAGATTCGCCAGTCGGGTTGCAATTTATATATATTTGGTCTGGGTCTGGCAATGATATATTTTTTGCAGGTAAAACAATGTACCCAGAATTATATTTTACAATTGGAACATTTGCTACATCTTTGCACTGCAATATTCGTGTTTTGGATGTCCGATTAATCTTAATAGGCGTAGTAAATACAAAAACCGTGGATTTAATATTGTTAATTGTACTATCATATACAACGCAACTGTCTTGTTTGGGTATAATGCTATTTAAATCAACTTCTGCGTAAATTACAGGTTTGTTTGTTGTTTTAAAATTAATCATCGTATCAATATCGGTGATTTGATCAGTGTCAGTGTATTCCAATAATAAACAAACAAATGTTTTGTTGGTACTGCCAGGTGGCTTGTGTTCAATAATTAACTCGCCATATTTTGTCGCTGCATCACTACCATTAGTTACCTCACCGATATTGTCGTGGATCAACTTATAGAAGTATGCCTTTGAGTGATTATACACGGTATTCGCACCTTTTAATGTATATATAATATTTGGGTCAGTGGAGCCATTAAAGAATGTCATTTCTAATTTGGTCGGCGTTGCAGTAATTTCATTTTTATTAATGCTTATCTTCGGGTAATTATATACTACCCGATTTTCATAATTGATATGCTTATCTAACTCGTATGTGTCTGACATTATTATATACTATATTATACAATAATATTTGTTTTCCATCCAAACTCTACTCTTTATCCTAAAGGCTTGGAATGTAACTGAATAGGTTATTTTCATATACGGTAACTCGGAATGTATCTTTATAACCTTCTACATAAACCACTTGACCGTTATTTATTTCATCGCACCCATATTCGCTTGTGCAACTCTTGCCGTTTATGCTAATCGGGAGCTTGGTATTTAAATTGCCAGTATTTGTCATAGTATAATACTGCCATTTGTCGCGCCCGCTCATTACTCTTCTTCCCATCAACGGCAATATCATATCATCGTGAGAGTTGTTTCGTGTTAAAATGCCTACTTGTTGGTAATCCGTATTCAGTCCACGGGTTTGAACGTTTACTGGAATGCCACTAACCCGTGGCAACCCACGAATATCACTTGTATCTGTGGGTTGGTAATATCCGCTGTTTTTTAACGGAGGTGCATATGGGTCATTCACTGGATCTCTACGGGCAGATATAGCCATTGGTGGTACAACGATGATGCGTTCAGTCGGTGGTTGGTGATGTGCCAACGCAGGCTCTTTATTTCGGTTATAAATAAAATATGCGGCAATTATGCCACCAATTAGTAACACAAATGTCACATTTTCAATACATATTACGCCAGGAACACATTTTTTTACCATATTTTATACACTATATCAATATTTTATATATTGTGCATATAAACTAAATATCCAGTGCATTGGCTATTCTGTTTAATCCATTGACCATTGGTCCGATACCACTAGTTAACAATGGAATAATTGGATCTTTAATTGTATCTGCGGTCTTCTGTGCCTTGCTTAGGAATGCGGTTGGTTTCAATCTACGACAATTAAAACACGTGTCGCGTATCGATTTCGGGAAGTGTATAATATGTATGCCAATACGATCTATACACCACTTATCTATCTCTTCTAAAATATCCCAAATATCTTTTTCCCATTCGGTTGCCGGCAATCCTACCGAGTTTAATATAAAAATAATAAGTCTTGGTATAAGATAAAACATCTGACCTAGCACGTCTAATATGTAAAAAAAGGCACAATAAGATGCATTATTCATCATCCGCATTGCACAGTTAAGATTTGTAATTGCGAATACCCAGACAGTCTGTAAAAATATGACCGCTTGCACCCATGTCAAATATATGCCAGCTGGTGCGGTTACTACCTCTTTTCCTACACCTCCTGCTATTTCGAATGTACCAATGCCGATTTGCCCAATGGCAGCAAATAGTCGACCAATTTTTTTTATAATTCTTCCAATATCTGCAAAGAACCCCATCTTACTATTATTATAATATATATTTATGACAACATATATTATAGGTTTTGACTTATATGCAAGTTTGATGTATTAACTAAATATGTTTTTGTTTATTTCTGGTATTTGTCCATAAATGCTTCCGCCTTCTGCAACAGCGGTTCCATCTTCTCTACACCAGCCAATATTTGTTTTTGCACCTCGACAAACTCCTCGGTCTCCTCCTTCTTGGGTTTCTTCTCATCAGGGGTATCTTCTGGCTTTTTCTCGTCGGATTTTTTCTCATCTGCCTGAGCGGGCTCATCGATCTTAGGTTCTTGTGGTTCTTCTTTGTTTTCAAGACCTTCGTGGGTATTTGCACGAATACCATACTGTAATATGCTAGATACAGTCAATGCAACACACATTATAACAATCATATTCTTACTAAAAAACGATGTGAGGAACCCGATCAAACCCAACGTTACGACAGCGGCTATATTTCCGCTATTCACGAAAAATAGTACTTGCACTAGCGTCATTGCAAGGAACGCATAAAGTACAAATTTATTTCGTAGAACTGGTGAAAAATTGTATTTAAGGTTGCTTAGTTTTGGCAAAGATATCTTTGGGAACATGCTATAAAATAGGTGGCGAAATTAATCTCGTGTATTATTTTTCATTTTCATTCTCGTAGTCTACGTTTTCGGAAATATAATCTGCTGGCATGTCACCACCATAAATATCTAACACTTCTTTTACTACTTCTTCTCTCTGTATGTCGCTTTTATAGAATTCTATACTTGAAATACTAGACGAACGTTTTCCTTTAAATTTACTTAAAAAATCTTCTAGTCCATTCACTTCATTCACTCTATCATATTGTTCTAAATCACCTGTCACTACTAATCGACTATTTTCACCCAAACGCGTCATCAACATTTTCATCTGAGATACGCTAGAATTTTGCATCTCGTCGGCTACTATCCAGCAGTTCTTAAACGTCCGACCTCGCATGAACCCAAGTGGCGATATTTCTATAATCTTATCTTCCATTAAACTAACAACCTCTTTTGGAGTAATAAAATTGTATAATACGTCATATATCGGACGAACCCACGGCGCCATTTTATCTTCTAATGTTCCAGGTAAATAACCTAAATCCTCATCCACACTTACTGATGGACGCGTAAAAATTAGCTTCTCATATTGTCCAGTTAAAAACATTTTTACACCATATTCCGTTGCGAATAACGTTTTTCCAGTGCCTGCTGGTCCAGTTGCAACTACAATCTTTTTTGATTTCTGTTTTAATAATGTGGCATAGTACATCTGGCTATCATTCTTTGGTTTGGTAAACTTTGATTCAAATAATGCACGTTCGTTGTTAGTTGCGTGATGTAGGTTCTCGTAATATGCGCGTTGGCTTGCGATACTGCTTTCATTATCAATTTCATCTCTAAATTCATTCATCAATTCTGCATTATTATTTTTTTTTGATTTTCGCCCACGCCGCTTATCTTCGTTAGGCTCTTCTCCAAAATCTAAACTATTTTGCCTAGATCGGTTTTTCATATTGTAATCGTTGGTATACAGTATGAAAAGAATTCTTATGCGACCCCCAAACTAATAGCGATATATAGTTGTATATCAAGTTGCTACACTATGTTGACTCTATATACAATACCTCTGCCGTTATTGCTAACAACATCGGAAACTGCCACGTATTACATAAACTAGCATATTTTACGTTCTTTCTTACTAAAACTTCTATGAATAAGTAAAAACTAATTGCGGTAGCGCCAAATAGAAAGAATAGAAAAATACGATTAAATGTAGTTATGTCCATTTACAATAAATATACATTTTATTTTTGTTGGTGTGGTGGGCATTTTTATTGTGGGCTCCACCCAAATCTTATACAAAAGGAAATAAAATCTGCCCTCTATATTATTTAGACAACAATGTCCGATAATACTGTTACGACCGAACCGTTATTGACGCCTGACGAGAACCGCTATGTAATGTTCCCAATTCAATACAATGATGTATGGGATATGTATAAACGTTCAATTGATTCATTTTGGCATACTGGTGAGATATCCTTGGCACAAGATTTAAATGACTGGGCTAAGCTAACAGCGGATGAACAACAATTTATAAAAATGATATTGGCGTTTTTTTCTAGTAGTGATGCATTAGTCACCGATAACTTGGGAACGCGCTTTATGAATGAAGTGCAAGTATCCGAAGCCCGTGCTTTTTATGCATTCCAGATTGCCATTGAGACGATACATTCCGAAATGTATAGCATTTTGATTGACACCTACATTAAAGACAAAGACGAAAAGACCAAACTCTTTCAGGCTACGCAGAACTATCCGTGCATTTCAAAGAAATTCAACTGGGCGCAAAAATGGCTGAATGATAAGCGAAGTAGTTTTGCTACCAGGTTGGTTGCATTTGCATTGGTGGAAGGATTATTTTTCTCATCGTCGTTTGCTGCTATTTATTGGATAAAGAAGCGCGGTCTAATGCCTGGTCTTACATTTTCAAACGAACTCATTTCCCGAGACGAAGCATTGCATACCGAGTTTGCCATTCTATTGTATTCCAAGTTGCAGAAAAAAGTATCCAAAAAGCGTTTTTACGAAATTGTAACCGAGGCGGTTGATATTGAAAAGGAATTTATTACCGAGAGCATCCCGTGTCGTATGATTGGAATGAATTCAAAGTTAATGACACAATATATTGAATTTGTCGCCGACAGATTGTGTTTGCAATTGGGGTATGATAAGCTATACAAGTCTCAAAACCCGTTTGATTTTATGGAGTTAATCAGTGTTGAGTCAAAGGTCAATTTCTTTGAACGTACAAACTCTGAATATGCTCTTGCGAATAAAACAGTAGATACGGATGTGTTTGATTTTAACGCAG